ATTCAAAGTGACCGCCTTCAAAACTATCGTTGAGTAATATTGACATACTCAACTTTCTAACATTATCATGTAGAAAGGCATTGTCTGGTTGATTATATTTTGACAAATGGCAACCACTACCATCTCTATGAAAGTTATAGAACCCACCTTTCTTGTAGCGTGTTATCTGACAAGATTCAGCATAATTAATATCATAGTGCCAACCAGCTTGTTCGTTTCCTCCTCGCATAAATGACCAAATAGTATCATACACCCACTGCTCATTTGTCCATGCAACATCACTTATTCTTACTTTAGAATCTGGTTTAAAATCACCCTTCCTTCCAATTTTTCTTTCTTCATCACTAGTACCTTTTGACGTATCTACAGATGATACTTCCCACTTCTTACTAGCCCATCTCTTTATTTTATTACAGGTCTTTTTATCTACAGTACCGGCCTCAAAAACAAACCACTCATTTGTTGCTGATGTCATTTCTTCTCTTTCTCTTTCTCTTTCTCTTTTTCATCATCAGCAAAACTATATTTATCTAAAAATTCTATATATTGATTTTGATAAAGAGCTTCATCATCATGATCCATTACCGCAATCATGTCTGAAATATTTGATCTTTTTAACAACTTATCTTTAATCTTTTGTTGTTTCTTTTCTTTAGTAATTCTACGAACAAACGCAAAATAAATTATCTGAGTAAAATAAGCAAAAGGATTCTTAGATTTTTCGGGATCAAAGTTATCAATATACTGGAGACTATTCTCTATACCATCAGAAATCATTTCATCTCTATAAGTATAATTAATAAAATTTGGACGATAAGATAAATGATTAGCAATCTTTAGGATACATTCACCTAAGTAATTACTAACCTGAGGTTTGGGCAAACCCGACTCTTCAGCTTCTTTTATTTGTTGTTTTCGTTCTGTTATTGCTGCTAGAAATTCTTTATTATTTACATAATGAATTTTCTTTTTACTATCCGTTGACATCGGGTTCTCCTTACGGAGGACCTTTTAATGTAGTACGGGCCCAACATAATCTCCAAACAATCCAACTATAACTTCTGCTGCATCTTCCAAATTATCTAACCGCCATGATGCATTGTGTTTAATTAGTGGATGATCCATAAGATATTTGTCATCAGAAACAACGATTAATGGTTTTCTTAAACCTATTGCCCAACCAATTTCAATTACTGTACCATACGAGGGTCGTCTATCGTTTAACTCTTGGGGGAGATAAGCTAAGACTAAATCACATGATTCTGTATCTAACCAATTCTTGGTAGCAATAGCTCTAGGATCTGACCACATCTTAGGTGTGGCTCCATCATCAGTATAAGTTAAACCTTTTTTTAGGGGTTCACATCTCAAAGGAGAGATTCCTATTATACCGTGGGTAAAATATGTGCAAACATATTCTCGCCATTCTGTTGCTTCTTCTTCCGTACAACCTGCTATAGGTCCTGCTAAATATACATACTTCTTCATTGTTAAATGCCTTTCCTGTTAAGACATTTATAATTATATACTATTTAAGAGAGCTTGTCAAGGCCAACCGCACTCCAATTTACTTTATTCCAATCTCCATCTCTAACCACTGGTACTGCATGACATTTTGTTCCCATATGAGGACTTAAATCATTTATCAAAACTCTACCGCTGTCAGCATATCCCATTAAAAGTATATCAAAAGGTATACCCAATCTACGGAGTTCTGATTCTGTTCTTTCTCTAACGGATTCTCGTCTACCTGTAATAAGAATTATCTTGTGGCCTTGTGCCTCCCATTTTCTCATATGCTCACGAGCACCTTCACAGGGTTGATGTTCTGTATTTGCAATAGACCAATGCCCACCACCCATATATTTTGTTAGAGTTCCATCAATATCACATATTATTGTTTTCATCCTTCAGCCTTCGCAATCGCCTTGTGCCAATAGCGGACAATTATTGCTTGGATATCTTCATCAGTCCAATTCTCTGGAACCTTACGTCCCTTAACTATCATCCATATCGTATCCGCTAATTCGCGGTCAGACATTTATTTTCAATTTACCATTGACAAATCTATAATACCTAGTATAATAAGCTCTGTAGGAGCGGTGAAATAAAGCTAATGAAGTTTAGTTTTATCTCCTTCTAATCGGATTATGTTATCGGGTAGCTCAACTCCGTCATCCATCAGAGTCATCAATCTATCTATGTTCTTCCTCATTTCTTTGACGGCGGACTCCTCGTCATGAGGAGCTGATTGTTCTTCTAACTGTAATCGTTTCTGAATATGTTTATAGTAGATCACAACATCAGGAGCTAAATCTCCTAATGACATAATTCTTTCCTTAGGGATAACAAATGCTGTATCAAGTGTATAATTCATCCATCGTTGTAAGCCAGTATGCTCCACGATGTTGTGTTCATGTTCTACTACTTGATTCTTTACAACGGCCATGGGATATTCAACGACAAAAGCATCCGCATACTCCTCTGCTATTTTGCAGATGACATCTTCCCCATTAATCATTTTAAGAATTTTAAAGGGATTTCCTGATTTATGGGCTGTTGTTTTCATCTCTGCCATATCATTATTTATGTCTTTCAATGTCTATCTCCTCACAAGCCTCACCGTATTGTATCTCCACTATTCTACAAAGTTTATCCGTATGATTTTCTATATCATGCCACATTCCAACAGGAATATTTTCATAAGCATGAAGTTTCATTTTAGTCCTTGGTCGCAATACTGGTTCATGTCTTAGGCCTCGGATGGTACATTCACCCTCGACAACAAACCACAACTCTGATCTTTTAAAATGTCGTTGGTAACTAATTTTCTTACCTGGAAATATAGTTAATTCTTTTACTTTAGTTGTACCATAATCTTTTAATACTTGCCAGTACCCCCAATCTCTTTGAATCTTTACGAGCTCACTCGATGAATTCTTTTTATCTGTACCACCTACACCAAATGCAAACTCTAGTATGGGATCGGGATCTTCAGGACGACCTGCCAATGGTTGGAAGTTCATCTCCGGAATATTATCTTCTGTTCTGTCTCCACCATTACAGAAAATAATTTTCTCTACTGGTCGCTCATATATCCAGGCAACCTTTTGTATGGCACGACAAGCCGTATTATCTAAATCACTAAACCCAAAGACCTTATGTACCCCTTCAATACTCTCTAATATTTCTTTGCGTTCTGAGAAGGACATACGAACATACCCCTTCTTACGATACAGCCACGCATCGCTATTCAGACCTATGGCAACTATCGGACTCATCTCTCTTGCACTCTTTATCAGTGCCAGATGTCCTGAATGTAATAAATCGAATCCACCAGTTATTAATGCTATAGTACTCATTGTTTTAATCTCACCGGAAGGATTTCATAATCAAACTCCTCTTGATTATAAATTCCCACTCTTGTTTCAAAATGTTTTAAGGTAAAGTTACTTCTATTATTATAACTCAAATCGTCACAGATGTCAAATAAATTACATTCTGTTTTATCTTCGGTTCGTCTTAACCCACGACCTATAGATTGAAGCACCTTTATCTGAGATTTGTATGGGCTTCCAAAAATAATATTGTGCAATCGTTTAATATTAATACCTGTAGAAAATACTCCATAAGATGCTACAATAATAGCATTCTCCTCACCCTCTACTATTTCTCTTGTATCTTCTCGATCTTTAGTATCTGTTCCACCATACACATAAAAAACTTTTCTATCGTCAACACTATCTATCATGTCATATAATTTTTCTAACTGTTTAATATACTGAACTAACAATAAAGTATTGCCCTCTAAAGAAAGAGCTAACTTACTGATAAACTTATTGCGAGATTCGCTCATAGCTAGATAAGCCATCTCCTCTGGATAAGTTCTTCCCTTACAATGTTCTTTGATGTGACGTAGTACTAAACAACGAATGTGTAAATTAGAAAGATGTTTTTCTTTTACTAGTTGTGCAGTAGTAGTAATTTGTTTACACTTAGCAAACAAACCCTCTAACACTAATTGATGAATCTCCATACCATCTAAGGTACCAGTAGTTCCTATTCTATAACGACAGTCATGAAGCTTAGTCATTATACCAGTAAGAGATTTGGCCTTTGCAAGATGGCACTCATCTACAAAGACAGCACCAAACTGACTAAAATATTTTTTATCTAGTTTGTAAATAGATTGCCACGTGGAGATGACTACATCTTTAGATGTATTCTTATCTGAACCTGCATAGAGTTTGTGACAATGTTCGTCAGGAAACCAACCATAGTCAGCAAAGTCTGAATACATTTGCTCAACTAAACTTGTTGTGGGAACAACTATAAGAATTTTTTTATGATCTAACTTCTCTATATAATAACGAGTTAGAGCATATATAATAAATGACTTACCGGAACCAGTAGGAGAAAGGATAAGACCTCTATCACGTTCAAGTATATTATGTATCGCATCTATTTGATAGTCTCTTGCCTTGAATTTCTTTCTCTGTAACGAACGGACAAACTTGGTGGTAATTGATTTATCCAGATTTCTTTTATGAAAGTCTGAATCGTATTTGAGGGTATACCCTTGTTCTTTGATAAATCGTTGAACATACGGTAATAGTCCATAGTAGATTTTACCAGTACCTGGGCTGAACAATCTAA